GAACGCAAGGTCGTTTAATTCCGGGTAACTGCGCGCAATATGCAGGATATTGAGAATGCCATTTTCAGACCAACCCGTCGTCGCCGTGCGCGTGTCGTAGACGCTGTTTTCGGCTCTTATTAGGACTTCAACGTCGGGAGCGCCGTTTTGGTAAAGCTGGATAAACTTAGAATCCGTGAACCCCGGCGAAATGTACTTTGCTAATGTTTGCGCGATGCCGCGGGCGCGATGGTTGGCCGTCCAAATTGACGCGAAGTCAGCGAGAAGATCGGACCATGCGGTCTTGTTCGGATCGCCCAGATCGCTTTTGATATTGAGCCATGACCCGCCATCGCGCGGCCATGGCGGCGAACTGACATCGCCGTTCGCCTCAACAGTGACCTCGCGACCGCCGACGTAATACGTCTCAATCGCGTCGATTAGGCCCTTACAGTGAGCGACAAGGCGGTAACGATTAGCACCATTCGTATCGCCAAAAATCTTTGTCCCGCCGACGCGAACCCGTCCAATTGCGCGAACTTCCGGCGAATCCGATGCGGTGAACGTCTCCCGCATCTTGCCGGGGTCAATTGTCTGCGCTGACGGTAGTTTCGGCGCAAGCAGATAATTGATGCCGACAAGCGCGCCGATTGTCAGGCCTGTGAAGATGACGGGCGTAATCGCCAATGCGGTTGCGGTCGCCACGCTAGCGCCCGACAAAAGGCCAAAAATGGAGCCCTCGACAAATAGCGAAACGGGATCAACGCCGGCAAGCGCGGGGCTTACGCCTGCTGCCAACACAGCCGCCGCTGTTATGAAAAGTTTATTCAGCCGCATCTAGTGCCCAGGCGCGCAGTATTTTCGATGGTCGAAGAGGTAGAACGCCGCGTCTCTCGCCGCGCAAAAGTGCGATTCCGTCTGTGCCGAAAATGACCGCTGTTTCTCGGTCGGATAGTTTGATGATCCCAACGTCGCCAAGTGCGGGGGCGACCGTTGTGTAGAAATCGCTCATTAGCGGCGCGACAAATTTGACGAACCCGCCCGCCTTAGCCGCCATCGCGTAGCCATCGGCGCGCTCGCTATACGCCGGAAAATCAATCTGGACTCCAGTTTCCTGCGATATCCAATTCGCGACCCACGGCCCGCAATCATCCTTGCCGATGACCGGTTCGCCTTGGCTCGCATCAACATAGGCGCGCAAACGGTCGCGGCGGCTCAAACCCAATTCTCCGAAACTTGCACGCCGACCATGTTCAAGCCGTCGTCGCCCGCAAACCGTCTGTGCTGATCAGCGGGATTCCACCGCCCGCCAGGGGCAAAATTCTTCGCCTGCCAAATACTCTCGATCGTGAATGTCACGACGCGAACGCCGATGCCCTGCCAGGTAATTGACGGCGCGGTCATGCGGCCGAATGGAAAGACAGGCACCAGCGATGTTAAAATCCGCTGTGTCTCGCCATCGAACATCGCCCAATAGATCGTGGCGGAACGGCCCTCGATCTGCCGACTTGACGACATGACTTCGGAAATGAACGCGCGATCCACGCCCGTTAGCGTGATCGTGACCGAAGGAGCCTGCCCGAATTGCGGCTCGTCTACATCGCTGATGGAAACAAGTCTGCCGCCAACCGGATCGGTCACGCCGCGATATTCATGGCCGTTAATTGTGACACGCCCCACGCCGGAATGCAGATACGACATGCCGGAGGGCAAATCGAAATCGCCGAACCATGCGCGTGCGACGTGCGGCCGAACCAGAAATGCTGCATCGGTCGCAGAAATAATTGCTGTCAATTTTTGAGTTGCCTAATCCGCGAAATAATCCAGAACGTCGGCGTTCTGCACTTGCACGAGGGTCAAGACCGTTTCGCTCGCCCCATTGGCATCGCGTGACCACGCCGCGCCATCTTCGCCTTGAAGCCGCATAACCATGGTTGGGTAGAGCGTGGCGTAATCGGTTGTTGCTAGCGCCTTATCGAGCGGCGGCCATATCTTGAATCGCGTGTCGGAAATGACCTGCGTGACTTGGTAGAAGCCGAAATGAAACGGGCAAAACCCGATCCACGCTCCTACGTCAAGATCAGGAACCCAGTGTTCGTCCGTTAAGACAATCTCGTCATCACCTAGCGACGCTGCGGCGCCTACCGATACAAGCGGCGGTGCCGTGCGCCACGCGCACCCGTTTGACCACAGTTCGCCGTTACTCCACGCAACGACCTCTGTCTCAGTTGAAAGGCCGCTTTCAATAAGCGTCCGGTCTGGATCGCGGAACGTATACCGCACCGCGTTCGCGCCGCCATGCAGGGCCGTGATTAGGCCGCGTAATGCCCGCAGCGATTTTCCGCGCGAGAATTGGACAGTGAATTGCCACCGCCACAGGCCAAATGCGCTCGATACAGTCTGTATATATCCGGTTATGCTTTCATTGCTGGCGGCACCGACGGTTCTTGGCCCGCTCAATGGTTGCATTTTTGTCAGCGCGAGATCGCGCGGCCAGCTAAGGAGCCGTCCCATTATGGATTACCGCCGCGCAATTGAGTTCGGCGCGCACTCGCAACCGCAATCCGGGGGGTCATGCTGTTTGATTTGCCGACGGCTGTGTCAATGATGGCGGGGGCAGCATTGGCGATAACAGCGCCGCTCTCATCCCGCACAACGGCGCGCAGCATGCTGGTATCGAGAGAGATGTGGACGTTCGTGGCGCTCGAACGGCCAGGCGGCGTAACCGTGACGCGCTCGCCTGGGGAGACACGGAATGCCGTTACCTTGGAATCGGGAGCGCCGGAGCCGGGCACTGTGAAATCGGCACCATTAGCAAATCCCGGAAGCGCGAATGAGCCGGGGCCTGCCGGGACAACGAACGACCCACCATTCTGAAACCCGAACAAATGGCCGATGCCTGAAAACAGCCCGCCGCCACCACCCGTTGCGCCAAACAGTCCGCCGAACAACTGATTAGCCAGCCCCTTGGCCGCCATCTGGATAAGCTGGCTTTCAAGCCCCTGTAATGCCGAACGCAATGCATCGGCACCGCTTTTGCCTTGTGCGAGTGCTTGGCCGAAGTTGTTGAAGAAATCGGACGTGAGATCGCGCGCCTGTGCGACACGTTCCGCTGCGTCAACGACCTGACCCATTGCCGCCGCAGAGGCTTTGAGATCGGCAATTTGCTGATCTGTGAGAGGATGACCGAGACGGATATTCTCGTACACCTTGGACATGACGGCGGAATAGGCTTGTGCCTGTCCCGTAGTCATTCCGATAGTTGCGGCTTGGATGCGCGCGGCGTCGGTCTGGGCGTTGATGGCGTTGATGCCGAGGGCTTCGTTGCGCGTGTAGTCGAGGAGGGCTTTCGATTGCGCCGCTGTGATCGGCACACCTGCAAGCCGCGCCTGCTGGATAGCAATTTCCTTGGCGCGGACCTGATCCTCCACTGAGGCGAGTTGCCCCATGATGGAGATGCGCTGGGATTCGACCTGAAGAGAATGCGCTACGTCTTGCGGGTTTACGGTCGTCTTGCCGCCAGTCGGAACGCCGCCGGGACCGTACCCCTTGCCGAACATGTAGTCATAGAACTTGTTGGCGTCGTCTTGGCTCAGAGACGTGCCGCCCATGCCATTCTTCATAAAGATGGCGAGAGTCTTATAGGGGTCGCCGGCAGGCATAAGGCTGGAAACAAAACTCCCGGCCTTATTGATGAGGCGGTCTATATCGCTTTGGGCATCAATGATCGCGACTTTCGCCGAATCCTTGAAATGCTGCCATGCCCGCTCCCATTGCGTGTCGAAGTTGCGGGCTTTGTCGATCATTGCCTTTTCAGCGGCACTCCCGAAGCCATTGGCTTGCTGAGACGCGCGCAAGACGGCATCGCCGCCTTGGCTTAAGAACTGGACCCATTGCTGAGTCGGCGGCAGTCCCGCTTCAACAATGACCCGGTATTTTTCCTGCTGATTGGCCGCATTGGCGACGAGATCGGCCGTCTTCGCGAGATTGACATTCAGGTCTTTTGAAATAGAGACGCCATTCGCTCGGAATAGTTCGGCCATGGAGCCGAGGCCGTGTTGCGCCTCGACCACAAGCGAGCCGAATTTCTCCATGCCCGCTAGGAAATCGTCCTGACCGACGCCGCCTTTGAGATATGCCGCTTGCTGAAGCCCATGCAGGGATTGAAGCGTGCCGCCGATACGATCTTGCAAATCGGCGAACTTCAATTCCGTCGTCTTGATGCTCTCGTAAATGAGATAGAATGCGCCCGCGACTGCGGCACCCCCGCCGACGAGAAGCCGCATCGGTGTCAGCATGGCCGCAAACATGCTGAGCGCGCCTTGGAACGCGCCGACTAGACCGCCCGGCCCGCTCGCCGCATATGACAAGTGGTTAAGCTGCATCGCGAGCATCTGAGCCGGCGGAATGCCCATGGCGATGCCTTCCGCCATGGACCGCGCGGCATGGAACGCCGCCATCGCCTGCGTATTCAGCCCGCCATGCGCGTTAGCGGCTTCATTAACCGCCTTGGCATAGATGCCGGTCGCGGTCGTGCCGACCTTGGCAGCATCGGCCCCTTGCGCAACAGCGGCACCAGCCGCCTTCGCGCGCGCGCCGAACTGATCCAGTTGGTCAGCGGCATCTTTGAGGCTTGCGGTTTGAACCGAAAAGCCGAGCGTTGCCAAATCGGTCAAGTTGTCTTACTCGTGGGGATTGTTCTGCGGCGGGGCTTGTTTTGCCGCTACAGCGGCGGAATGCGCGACAAATGCGACATCAACGGCTTTGACGGCCCGCACCTCCCATGGGGAGAGAGGCCGCCCATTGAGCCGGGACCATGCGTCTATTTCGGCGTAACTGATCGGGTTCACTCCGAATCCGTTTCCGCCGCGCGTTTGGTGAAGTTCGTTGAAGATTTCCCAGACGTGCCGCATTTCTCGCGGCGGCGGATCGGGATGCAGATCGGGGATTACCTCTCCCGATTGCTCCTCTGCCGCTTGGAGATGGTCCCGGAGAGTGCCGCCGGTCGGCTGCGTATCGGATAGCCTGAATTCCGCCTCGGCAAAGGCGACTAGCTCGGAAATCAGGCTTTCAAGAAATTTGCGCGTTCACCGATGAAGGCGTTGACCTGTTCGCGTATCCAGGGGAACCGCTCGTATAGCGCCTTCGCGTTCTCATTTGAGAATGGCAGTTCTTCCCCGTCCACAACGATGCCGTCCCATCCGATAGTTGCCGCCGAGAGCAGATCAATGGCGTCGTCTTCAATGGACTGCATTGAGATGGACCGGCGATTATTCGACTTCAGCCGGCGATCGGCTTGGACCTGCATGGCGCGCTTGAACGTTGCGCTATCGGACCCGACAAGGGTAATCGTGATCGGAGAGCCGTCGTCTTTGGTCAGCGGCGAGTCTTCAACAGGATGACGGAGCTGGAGCTTAGCCCCCTCATCTGCCGCCTTACGTGTATCCAGAGCAGACAGGTCCATTCAGCACCTTTGTTGATATTGCTTGGGAAGACGCGGCGGCAGAACAGCCGCCGTTAGGATCAGAACCGCGCGACTTGCAGCGCAGACGTAATCAAGCCCGTTGTTGGCTTAAGCGCCTGGAACGGAAGCGTAATGACGCGGGATTGCGGGTTCTGGACCGGCGCGGAATTGCCGCCGAGCTTCACACGCGGCATTTGGAATTCCAGGCCATGACCGGCCGGATCGGTCAGCGAGAATGACAGGCCGAATTCCGTTTCGTTGGTATAACGATCTAGGAACGTGCTCGTAGCGTCCATATACATGGTCAATTGACCCGATACGTCGCCCATGCCGTATTCGATCTGCGCGGCATTCCGGGAGCCGACAACAAACGTCGCCTTGGCCTGGTTATCCAAGGTGAAATCAACGCCGGTAATCTTGCCCAGAGCCGAACCGGATTCGGCGGCATCGTCATAAATCGAGCCGGTCAGCGTATCGAAAGGCTGATTGGTCCCGGCCGCAACGGCAGTCCCGCCGCCAGTCGAATTGCTGGCGGTCATCGCCGTGCCGACAAATGAGAATGTGGATTGAACGATAGCGCCGGGGGCCATCTTCATCGCCCACTTCGACACCAGCATATCCTTGTAAAGACGGTACTTGCTCACATCGAGCTGGCCGTCTTCAAGGCTCATGTACTGCGGCGCGGTGCCGATCGTAATGGAATCAGTGCCCCATGTATTGAACATGGCCGATGCAATGAAATCATCAAAGTCGGAATAGGCCAGTTCAACCACGACATCGCCATCTGCGGAACGGGTCGTATGCCGGAAGTCGGCAATCTCGCGATCCGAGCGAATCGTTTGGCTCTTGACCGTGCTGGTTTTGAAATCCAGAGAGTGCGAGACGTACTTTGTCTTATTGTAATTGCCGGTCGCAGTGGTGCCGAACGCGCTTTGCGTTTTAGACAGCAGTTGCGAACGGATGCCTTGGGCATACGTGGTCATAGAAAGTCGCTCCGTCTAAGGGAATGCGGCGTCATCACGACGCTGCGGGGCGGGCTTGCGAGGCCGCGCTTTTCGGTTAGGAGTTCGTCGGCGTGTGCAGGAAGAATCCGACCGTGACCGGCACCATGATCCAGTCAGGGTCTTGCTGGATCGGGCCGCGTTCGGCGTAAGAGATGCGAACCGTCACGCTGTTTTGTGTCAGATCAGTCCCCGGCACGAATTGCGATTTAACCGCATCGGCCATCGCCTCTGCCGCGCCTGTGCCGGACCCGGCGGGATAGAACAGGCTGATTTGAAACAATCCATGCCTTAGCGTGTCGCCGTATTGGCCAAGGGTAGAAGGCCGTTCCTGGGTCGGCATCAGTGCGTAGGCTTTGTAAGACGTTCCTACGGTCGGCGTATATTTCAGACCCTCATAGGCGGTTGCCGCAGGAATGCCGGACGTGGCATTGGCGCGGGTCGTTAAAGCGCCTCTGATATTCTGCCAAAGCGAGGCCGTCATTCCGCCGCCACCCGTTGCGCCGCCGCCTCGGCAATAGACGACGCTCTATCTAGTGTTGAACGAACGAATGATCGGGGGGCTTGATTGTATTTCCGGCCAAGCGAGTCCGTACCAACAAAGCCGAATTCAACGCGCATGGCGTAAGCGGCCCCGTTGTTCATGTAATAGACATCGCCTAGCTGCAATTCAGACGTGACCATGGACAGATTGCCGACGTTGCCTTGGCCCTCTTGCGGCACTACAGGGGCATTCAGCGACCCCCACCACGACGCGCGAAGATTGCCGGTTATGACGGGCGTTGCCTCTACCGTCGCTTCGCCAATGTCGTTGCAGAACTCTTGCGCAAACTCTCGCGCCCTACCCTTCGCCTTCTCGACAAAGGCGTCTATCTGGACCGTGAAGTCCTTGGTGTCGGCTGTGAACATGGCGCGGCTACAGTCGGACTTGCAAAGTCCACGAAACTGCCGTGCCGTTCACAGACCGCTCTTTGCCGTTGATGACGGAATAGGTATCGGAGCCGACGATCAGTGTGTCTCCAACAACTGGCGTTGCGCTCGCGTCATCAGGAACGAACGTCGCCTGCCGATCACCTTGGAGAAAGAGCGTTCCGTCCACGGCCGAATCCCGATAGTTTCCGAGCCGACCCGTGCCGGTGTAATCCGTCGTTACATCGTCCGTCGTTGCTCCCGTGGTGGGATCATACGTGCCGGGCGTGACGTGGCGCAGCGTCATGGAGCGGCCAAGGTCGCCCAAGAACGTCTTAACGCTGGCCTGAAAATCCGTCGCCAGCGTCATTGCACATCATCCGAATCATCATCAGACGCGGCCAAAGACGTGCCGGGATAATCGAACTGGCCAACCTCAAATCGGCTCGGGTTTCTATCGGTATCGTTCTGGTTCGCATCCATGTCGGAAATTGAAACGCCGCCGACAAATGGAGAACCTATAGACCCGCTATCCGCTATGACTGCATTGGCGCGGATACGGGCGGCCATGTCGCGCCATTGTTTCGCGAGATCGCTGTAATTGACCGATGCGCCGTCAATGCTCATGGTGACGCGGCGGGCGTACTTCGCCGCCTGACCATCGGCCAGCATTGCCGCCGAGGCAGAGACGGAGCCATAGGTAGTTAGGGCACCGTCAATCTCAGCATCCGTGAACAATGGATCGCTGGTCGTAACGTCCCCGAGCGCGAACCTCACCCGGTCTCTATCCGTGCTGAGATCACCTAAATACGTGAAGGCCATTTATCCGCCCACTATCACGAATTGTAACGCCGATGGCATAAGGGTTTTCGCAATCGATTCTGCGCTATGACGCACCAAAAGTGCCCATTCTACCGTGTCAAGCATTTCACATTCCGTCGCAAAACATCAACAACGACGGCCTTTTCAGATCGTCGTTTGGCGCGCTCATCCAAATTCGCAAAAGTCGATTTGCTAGAATGCTGTCACGGTCAAATCAGGACCGGGCTGTTTGAAAACCAAATCGGAGAGAGACAATGACCATCTATGCATGGCCGGGCGTTGCTGTTGAAATCGTCGAAGCCAAGATGGCCCCGTTGTGGGTCGAGCGGCAGCCAAGCCGCATCCGGCACCACTTCAAAGAGCCGAAGCGGACGCGCCTGACCAAAGAAGTTACGCCGACGGTCGGTTGGTACGCCAAGCTCAAGGCGGTTGACGATGGCCGTATGCTGTACGGCGGCAAGTGGGCCGACGTGTTCGCCCTGAAAGCCGATGAGGGCTGGCAGGAAATAGAGGCCGTATTCAGCGCGAAGGCCAGCCCAGACACCATCGAGAAGTACGGGCGATGGCGCGAGAGCGGCAGCGAAGACGCTCTCAAGTTATTCGAACTGGCCGACGCAAAGGAAATGGCCGCCTAGCACCAACGCCGCTCCCGGAAACGGGGGCGGCTTTTTATTTGCCGTCCATCATCTCACGAACGAGGCAAAGATATTTGAACGCCACACCGGCCTGCATTTCGGCCAGCGAAAATTGTTGCATCAGGAGACTTGAAAACCACTGCCGCCGATTGTCCGGCATCGCAGGCGATTCCAGATTATCCAGCCTAAGATTGCCGACCGGAGCCGCCGCCGAAGTAGGCTCAACAAACACCGGAATTCCAAGTCTCGCCGCCTCAACCGCCGTATTGCTCGAATGCGTCACTAAGGCCCACGCATCCCGCACTTGAGCCTCTAGCGGCTCGCGGCTTTCCTTCGTCCGCACAATCACCGGCCGATCCGAATACATACGGACATGCCGCAAGATACGGTGCATCCAGGGAATCGTATCGATCCCGATAGCCCGGCCGTAATGAACGCTCGGCATCGCTATCAGGATATGCCGACCCGACTTTCGCCAAGGCTTGATCGCGTCCGGTGCTATCTGATCGGCCCGCGTGTAATCCGGTTCCGGTAGTAGAATCGGCGTCATGCCGCGGTAGGCAAAGCGGTAATAGCCCGTCTCGCGTCCGCCGGCCGATTTATAAAACCCGTTGTCGATATGCCAGAACGGCCGATTTTGTTTCAGCGCGTCGGGGATGACCGCTAGCGCCGTCCAAAGCTGGCCCCACACCAGGAAAGGCTCGCCATCATCAGGCGGCACGCCTTCGCAGAGTTTCCGAGGCTCGCCCCATCCCCTGCCGAGCGATGACATGATGCGGAGGGTCTTTTCCCGCCGCTCCGGCTCGACAATGAGATGAAGCACCTTACCAGCTCAGTATAAAGTCACCTGAAATAACCTGCCGCACTGTCGCGCCCCATGACTGGAGCAATTCGACGGCGGCGGTATCGCTAATGCCGTATTTCTTGCCGTGGCCGGGTTTCTGCTCCACAATCATCGCAGGTCGATACTTGCGGATTGTCTGCGCGCCGCCTTGGACGGAAAAAACCTCGAACCCTTCGCAATCAATCTTGAGCAAGTCAACGTCTACTAGCCCGAACGAGTCCAGCGTCTTCATCGCCGCGACATGCTCGCCATGCGGAACGATGTAAGTATCCCCGCTGGAATTCTCGCCGGTATGCAGCGACACAACGCCGTCACGATCGCCTAGAGCATACGGGCACATGCGAACGCTCGCATGAGGATGCGGCGTGCATTCACGCACGTTATACGAGAAGCACTCGCGGTGCTGCTCGATAGGCTCAAATGCCGTGACGTGACGAAACATTACAGATAGCGGGCGACTCCATAAGCCGCAGTGCGCGCCTACATCAACGGCATGGCGAAAATTCCGCACATATGGCATTGCCGCCATAAGCTTATGCAATTGATACGTCGGGCCACCCGCGAATTCCGGCCCATTCTCCAAAAACGGTACAAGATGCGTTTCATCGTCGGGGAGAAAAAAGCCGCGAACCTGTTTCAATCTAGCCTCGCCTTCGCCGCGTCGTAAACCTCATCGGCCCCGATCCGCGCCATGCAGTCTCGACAATGACCGCAAGGATCAAGATGCCCGCAACCCAAGCCATCGCCGGTAAATAGATTTGTATGTGTGTCGTAGCCCGTCACTTGCGGCGAGATAAACCCGCCGAAGATGACCACGGCTCCAACGCCTAATGCCGACGCCGCATGGTGCAACCCGCCTTCCGGGCCGATATATAATTGCGCCCGCTCTACTGCCGCGCATGCCAGCCGGAACGTAGCGGCTTTAATTGTTCTAACGCCGGCTAATCGATGCGGCCCAGTATCGAATTGTGCCACGTCGTAGCCGTCCATGCCGAGCTGATCGGCGACTTCCTGATACCGTTCAACCGGCCATTGCTTATTGGGCGCAACGCCTTTGCAATTCGGCTCTATGATTACGTCGGCATCGCCGAATGACTTGGCCCATTCCCGCTCGGAATCGGTTAGGTAAATCTGGCCTGGTATCGCCTTAAAGCCGGGGTTGAAGATCCATTTCCGGCCTTCGCCTAACCGGCAATAGGCCCGCGCACCGGGTGCGTGTATAAGCCATTCTAAATCGTCGGCACCTTCACTGCCGGGCGGGGCAACATTCGGATTGCCCTTATAGATTTCATGCGCGTTCCGATGCCAGATAATGCGCTCGCATTTCGTGTCACTGAAGGCAACGCGCCTGCCGTGCTTGGCGGACCCTTTGGCAAGGCCTGCCCCCAAAATTTCATCCCCGAAACCCAACTCTATCGCGCCGCCCACGCATTCAATTCCGCGCGCCATTCGTCGGCGAACGGAACGCTTTCGTACCCCGGCAATGCGGGAGAACCTAAAGTGTGGTGAACCACGTTCGGCTCATCCATCGGTTCGCTTTCGCCGGCAAGCCAATTCCAAGTCGGATCGAGTTCGCCGATCTCATCGTCTCTGAGCCAACAAAAACGATGCAGGTCTCGGCCCGGCAACGAATTGACGACTTCGGGCGTGAGAACTCTATTCGACGGGTGATCTGCATCGAATATGCAGAACGAACTCCAGTTCTTTTTCAGATACTTTGTCTGTATCTGCCCGTCCATCTTCACGGTCGAATGCGGATCATGGCTGTGCTTGACGCACCAGACCGCCTTATTGTCCTGCCGCTCGATATGCTGGAACAGCCGGACCAAGTTGGTCCGTACCAGCATGTCGCAGTCCATGAACAGCGCCAGCCCCGTCTGCGCGAGATGGCAAACTAGGAACCGGGAAATTGAGAATTCGGTACTACAAGGTGCGCCGCTGATCTCATCCCAGAGCTGCCAGCGGCCTTCGCTATTCAGTCGGCGTTCGGTGGGGCGGCGATACAAACCCTGCTTTTTCAAATCATCCAGCACAAGGCCATAAATCGGCACTGGAGCCGTAAGCCTGCGCTCTATCGAATACCGTGCAACTGCAAATGCCGCCGCCTCTCTAGGCTCCCAGCCTAGATAGATACTCCAAGCCTTCGGCAATCGTCACCTTCGGAAAAGCATCAACGGTAGAAACCGGCGAGGCATTGATAACCTCGACGCCGTTGCGTTTGAGTTGGGGGAGACAGGAACGGAAATTGTCGCCCCAGTTTTTCCAGTACCGGGCATTCTGTCCCGCTCGGTACCAATGATATTGCTCGGGTCTGTAGTGATGCCCGTTGGCTTCGGTGTAATCGAAGCCGAATAGAACAATCCGCTTGGCTCGTTTCAGATAGGCAAGGTTCACGGCACCAAAGCCGCTATTCCCGCCGGACTGAATGATGCCGGGGTCGTCGCTTAGGCCCTCAAAGCGCCGCAGCCGCAGATACTTCGCGTCCTCTATGGAGGCGATGTGATTGCCTTGCTCGGCGCCGGTCGGGGCAAGCCATATTTCAGGCCCGCGTAGTTCTCTTAGTTTGTCGGCTTGGCGATTGATCCACGGCCGATCGAGGCCGAACACCGCATCGGCAAACGGCAAATCCCAGACGGCTTCTTTGACGGCAAGGATACGAATGCCGGGAATATTGAAGCGGCGAAAGTCAAAGCCGGTTAGAGACGCGCCGCACCCGATTATCGCGACGGCATCCCACCAAGGCTCGCCGACCGTACTAAGCGGCAGCACTGGCCCGGCTGAAGTCTAGGTAGTATTCCTCGCCTTCGGCAAACTGGCCGATCAGCGCAGGATTCGTGACTGACATGCTCAGGCTTGCGGTCGGCGTCCATCTGGCGAACGAATTGTTTTCGTCGCTACCATCTTCGGGATACCCATCGCTTTTGCAGACTGCCGAAAAGTGAAGCGTCTCGCACGTTTCGCTGTGCCGCTCAACTTGCGCAATCCGCATCTTCGCCCGCATCGCCGCCACGTCAAATCTCCTTCGGTTTGTTTTTCGAGCCTTTAGGCCTGCCGCCTTTACGCTTGAGAACTATCGGCGGTTCGTCTTCTGGTAATGCAAACGGAACATCCGTTATTGGCTTTACCTTAAACTCAACCTTCGGCGGATATGGATTCGGCAATCCAGAGATTTTATGCCAACAGCCGCCGACCTCATCAATCTTACGCTGCTGGAATAAGACCTTGTGCATCCGCAAGGTCGTCATTGACTTATCAAAAGCATCGCCGGGGCGCAGATCGCGGCCCCCGACCCGAATGGATCGGAGGACAACGAATTCCGCGTCCCGGTCGAAATAGCGGAAACGATAGCGGGAAAACTTGGACCTATCGGTTGTTGCCATTGCTTATATGGGTCCGAGTTAACTATGCCACTACCGAACTAAAAAATACGCCCAAATCAGCCGCGACGACCTTCTGCGCATAGGCCTGCTCGACCTCAACGCGGTCGGAGTTGAGCCAATCCAGGCGCATCGTCTTGGTGCGGCCACCCATCGCGCCGGCACCGAGCAACCCGGTCCACGAGAAGGTGTAACCCGCTGACGGCTGCATGATGCTGGCATTCGGCGCGGCATAGACAAGCAGCGCAGACTTGCCGCCGATGAAGCTGACCGAATCGGTCGCGCCTTCCGCAGCCGTGTTCTTCACCGCCTCCATCACCAGCACTTCGTCAATTTCGAACAACGACGCCACGGCCTGCTTGGAAACAATGGCCGGGTTGGTGTTGCTGGACGAATACTGAATGCGGGCAACGATGTCCGGGTGCTCCGATAACTGGTCCCACACCTGCCGGCCAAGCACGAGCTTGTTCGGGCGGTAGCCCGTCGCGCCCTGCACCGTCGTCGCGTAGTTCTTAACGTCGGTGATCGGCGTGGAATTGGAATCGTTCCACTGGAGGACACTATTGCCGGCCGGCGACGCCGAGACGCCCGACACGTCCACGCCAGCGCCAGTCCAAACGCCGGTCGTGAAGTAGTTGGTGACGAAACTCGCCTCGCGGTTCAGCATCGCCTTCTGAGCGAGGAACAGCGTGGTATCGCGGTCGAGATTCAGCGGGTCGTCGGCATTGGCGCGTAGATCGTCGTCAATGTCCTTATGCAGCGCCCACTTATCGCAGAAATAAGACGGCGTGTTGTCAACCTTGAAGCCGTCGCCGGCAGACTCGGTGCCGGGCGCGCGCTTCGCCATCGTGTCGCGGTAGAAGTCGCCGCGGTTATAGACAAAGTACCGATCCGACTGCTTCTGAACCGGCACATTCGGGAAAACGCGGTCGGCGACAAACGCCGCTGCGTTCTGCATATAGCCCACCAGGATATTGGTGAGCGGGCGATTAACGTGAACGTCGCCCGGGAGAGGAGTAGCCATTGGGCCTTTTCCTTCGAAGGGATTGGCGCGCTGTCACAGCGGGCCGAAACGAAAGGGGTGGATCGGCAACAAAAAACCCGCCAGAGGCGGGTGCGTCACCGATCCTGAGTTTTAGTTAGTCAGATCAGGACTTGCCGATCGGCTGGATCAGCGCCGACACAATCGAGCCGGACGCGCCGGTCTCAAGCACAGAGCCGAGCGCGTAGTCATCGGCAGAACCGACAACCACGGCCTTGCCGTTGGAGTCTGAGCTGAAACGTGCGCCCTTGGTGATCGATCCGCCGCAGATGACCTTGCAGATGCCGCCGATGGCGACACGGCCTGCACGGCCAGCCGCCGCTGGGGCGTCCTGAAGAACGCCGATGGAGTCGCTACCTTCGCCAGCAAGCGCAGCCTGCCCCGAGGTATCGAGCTTCATGATGTAATACTGCTTCGCGCTGTAATCGGCAGCGACGGGCAGCGAAATGGCCTTCATGGCCTGTTCGGTAGCCATAGTGCGTGACCTCCTTACGCCGCCTTGCGCTCAGTCTTCGACCGCGCATAGAGTTCGCGGCCTTCGGCGGTATCGAGAACGGCGTTATACGCCTTGTTAAAATCGACCTTATGCGTCTCCGCATGGGTCTTGGCGAGCGCGTCAAGTTTGGCCTCGGCACTGTCGCCGTCAGCCTGGCCGCCCTTGCCGACAACCTTCATCGCATCGGCCATGGCTTTTTCGCCTGCCTTCAGCATGGTCTCGACGGCTTCGCGATCTTCCTTGCCGAGCTTGGACACGGCGCGGATGGCCTTCGCCTTCGCAACTGTCTCGCCGGGAAGATGGACGAATTCGCCCTCGGCGCGCTTGGTGAAATCGGCCATCTCGATCTTCTCGGCCTGCGACTTGAGCAGCTTGAACGTGCTCTCGCCGACTTCCGACTTGCGGATGGTCACACCGTCCGATTCGAACGTCTCGTCACCCTTCGCGATCTCGTCGCGCTTGGCGAGTTCGGCCTTGACGCCTTTTTCGATCTCGGCGGGAACGTCTTTCGCCGCCTTCTCCAGCTCAGTGACTTTGGCATTCGCCGCGTCGAGCTGCTTTTTGACATCGGCCGTTGCCGTGGCAACAGCGTCGTCAATCTGCTTCTTCAGTTCAGCTTCGGTCATGTCGATAACTCCATCATGGCCGGGGTTGCTCTTGCTCACCCAGCCATCGGGGAGCAAGTCTGTTGCGCCGAGCGCACGCGCGCGGCTAACGATGTGAGCCTTTGCCGCGGCAGGGTCTTTCGCCCGGCCGATGGCATGGATGGCGTTCTCAAGGTCTTTCTTGTTCTGGATAGGAAAAGACCCGTCTTGCATGGCGGCACCTGTGCCGGCCAAGCGGTCGCGGTCCTCTTGCGAGAAATCGCGTTTCATGATGACGGCGCGGGCGCCTTCCTGGCACGGACGATCAACCGCCGCGATCTTGTCGAGGCGGAATTCGCGCATAATACGCTTCGGCATTAGTCCACCATCTCATTCGTAATGCGCGAACCTTCGATGCTGAAGCCCGTATAGGTTCCGTCGAGGTATTTCGCTAACAGGTCAGCAGGCGGCTTGAAGCCGACCATTAGGCCCGTCTGGTTCGTCTCAATGCCCATTGCCTTGGCAATGTCGGTCGTTAGTGGAAAAACAAACGGGTAGTAGCCCTTATCCGGCCCCGCGTGCATATCGTTGCCAGGTGCGCCGACTTCCATAAGGCCAAGTGCGGCCTTGGTCATGGCATCTTCCGGGATATGCTCCGGCACCCGTTCGCCAGCATGCGGTCCCGCGCGGTCAACGTTCAGATCATAATAGTCCTCGCCGTTGATCTTGCAGACTACAGCCCACCCGAACACAAGGCCGAGGCTCTTATCGACCTTGAAGACTTGAGCCGATGTTTCAAACTTCATCGCCTCATCATCGACTGGAATTTTCTTCCGCTTCCCGTCCGACCCGAGCGGCGCGTCTACATGCACATCGCCCGCGCCCGGGTCGTCCTTCGCAATCCATTTCTTCCCCGTTGGCGGCCGTTGCCATGACTTGCTGACTTCCTCCCACGCCTTCAATACGCAGCCGTTATGTTCAAGGCCCATTTCGGCGGCTTGATTGGCGGTATCGCACCAGACCTTCATTGCCTCTGCCGGGAGCATTTTGGCGATGCTGGCAAGGTTGCGGTCGTCGGGGAAGTAGTTCATTCATTGGCCTCAAATTCGTTTATGGCTTCAATCGCATCGCGAGCCATGCCGACAAAGAGCGTCCACTGTTCAATAAGCGCGCCGTCCCTAATGACGACGTACTCGAAAGCACCGCGCTCTACCTCTGGATAGGGGAGAACCTTGTCACCCGGGTTGAACCCCTTGCCGCGGCACATTGCCTTGGCGACTTTAACGACTTTCTTTTCGTAATCGCTCATTCAAGAGCCTCTAATACACGCGCCCATATGGCGGCGTTTCTTTCGGCGCGGAACTGCCGATACAAAAGAAAAACGAACTTGCGTAAGCGGATATACTCGGCATGGTAGCCGTTAGCGGCACAGATAATGGGCGGCATCACCGCTTGACCCACTTGACTCGCTTACGTCTATTCCTGCCGCCGGAACGATAAACGCGCTTCCATATGCACTTTTTAGCCATGCAATAACCGCCGCTCCTATTGCATTGCCTGCGGCATCAGCGCCGCCCTAGCCTCGCCGCCGCCATGCCGAAACAAACCCGCCCATGGATGCGGCTTAAACCCGACAAGGTATCCTCGCCGACCTATGACGATCTTGTGCGGGTGCTCGGCGAGCTAATTACCCATTGCCACAAATGGCGCATGTACGGAGCGGCACTTGTTCATGCCGAGCACATTCATAACCGGGCGCTAGTGGCAAAACCGCGGCGCCGTGCTACACTCCCCGCATTACGGGGACAGGGGCGGCTTGTTTGAGTAATCCGTTTAGAAGCGGCGATGATTACCCTCTCCTAGAGCCGTTTGGCTCGCTATTTCAATTCCTCGGCAAAGTTCATTCGGAACTAGGCGATAGAATCGCCGCCACATCCAACCCCTCTGCTCTTGTCGTCTTAGAGCATGTAAAACGGTCGGTAGAGGCGGCGGGTGTTATCGTGAAAGAGATGGGCGGTTAGGCGGCTTGCCTTGCCGCTGGCGTTCTGTAGCGCATAAACAGCGCGCACCGGCAATTGATCGTGTTCGCCGCAACTGCATCTGGATCGCCGGGAAAACGAATAGGCCCTAGCTCAGACTTAAACGCCTGATCTAGCTCAACCCCATCGGGATTAAGCATCGGGATCGTTAGGTGCGCGTGCCGGGTACGTCCGTCATGTGTCGCGATCCACTTCTTCGTCACGCCCGCCGCATCAACCTTGCCATCCTGTGCCGCCTGTTTCCAGAGCTGCACATTTCCGGCATTGACGGCGCGAATGGCCTCGGTACGGGCGATGGTCTCGCTGCGATATTTCAAGAACCTCTGCCGATACCGCTC